AAGCCTTGGGGAAGTTATGAAGTTCTCCTAGATGCACCAAGTTATAAGGTTAAGAGAATCGTTGTTGATCCATATCAGCGATTCTCTTTGCAGTATCACAACTATCGTGAAGAACACTGGGTGGTTGTACATGGAAGTGGTATTGTACAGGTAAAGCAGAAAGAATATCCTGCTTACCTTCGATCACACTGGGTAATAATGCCAACACAGGTTCATCGTGCAACAGCAGGTGCAGATGGATTAGTCTTTATAGAGACACAGACTGGAGATTGTAGAGAAGATGATATCGTAAGATTACAAGATGATTATGGTAGGATTGACACTAAGCAGTATTCTTAGTATAATACATAATATTGGAAAACTTCAAAACAAAAAATGTCAGAGTACAAAAGAACAGCATTGGTATTGGGTGCAGGTGGTTTCATCGGCAGTCATATGGTCAAAAGATTGAGAAGTGAGGGATATTGGGTAAGAGGTGTTGATCTTAAATATCCAGAGTTCTCTGAGACTGAAGCAAATGAATTTATTCAAGGTGACTTACGTGATGTGGATTTTGTACGTCGTGTAATTCAGTTCAAAGGTTATCAGGGAAACTTTTTTAACGAAGTTCCTTATAGGTTAATTGAACCATTTGATGAGATATATCAATTTGCAGCTGATATGGGTGGTGCAGGATTTGTATTTACTGGTGAAAATGATGCAGACATTATGCATAACTCTGTATCAATCAACTTAAATGTTCTTGAAGAGCAGAGAAAGTTAAATGAAACCTTTGATGGAGAAAAGAAAACTTGGACAGAAGCAAATAGACCAAAATTAGATTGGAAGACAAAGATATTCTACTCTGGATCAGCGTGTATGTATCCAGAACATAATCAACTTGACCCTAATAATCCAGATTGCAGTGAATCATCAGCATATCCCGCAGACCCCGACTCAGAATACGGGTGGGAGAAACTCTTCTCCGAGCGTCTCTACCTTGCTTATAGTCGCAATTATCGTATGCCTGTACGAATTGCTCGATACCATAATATCTTCGGCCCTGAAGGGACTTGGAAAGGAGGTAGAGAAAAAGCACCAGCAGCAATCTGCAGAAAAGTAGCATACGTTCCACCATCAGGTGGTTCAGTTGAAGTCTGGGGTGACGGAAAGCAAACTAGATCATTCCTCTATATTGATGAGTGTATAGAAGCAACTCGTAGGTTGATGGATTCTAATTTCCAAGGCCCAGTCAATATTGGTTCTGAAGAAATGGTAACAATAGATGAATTAGTCGATATCACTGCTAGAGTTGCAAATAAAGTAGTGACTAAAGTTTACGATTTAAGTGCACCTCGTGGTGTTATGGGTCGCAACTCTAATAATGATCTTATCAAACAAGAATTAAAATGGGATTATGAACAGTCATTAGAGGAGGGTATTCGTAAAACTTATGGTTGGATTGCATGGGAAATATCAAAAGAAATTTATAGTGAGGAAAATACAACTAGTATGAATATTAATTAATGACTATAGGATTTAATCATCTTGGCCAGTTAGGTCAATTGGGAAATCAAATGTTTCAGTATGCTATAACTAAATCTGTAGCATCAAAATTGGATGTGCCTTTTAAAATTCCAAATCATCAAAATGTATTTGATGATGGTATTGGGAATAGATACACCATCCTTTTATTTGATATTTTTAAATTAAAAAGTTTAAATAATTTTGGATTTATACAAACTGAAAAATATATTCAAGAAAAACATTTTCATTATGATGAAACTATCTTTGAGATATCACCTCAAGAGGATTGTTCTTTATGGGGCTTTTTTCAATCTGAAAAATATTTTAAAGATATTGAAAATGAAATTCGTGATGATTTTAAATTTAAAGATGAATTAGTTTCTTCTTGCGAGAGTGTGATTAAAAATATAGATAATCCAATTGCATTGCATATTAGGAGAGGCGATTTTATAACCAACTCTCATAATCATCCACCACTGCCTATGGATTATTATAAAAGATCATTAAAATTATTTGATGATGATAGGCAAGTAGTTATATTTTCTGATGATACAAAGTGGTGTAAAGAACAAGAACTTTTTAGTGGTGATAGGTTTCTTGTTTCAGAGGATAACGATCAATCTTATGACTTATGTTTAATGAGTATGTGTAATGATTTTATTATTGCAAATTCTACTTTTTCTTGGTGGGGTGCTTGGTTAGGAAATAAAGGTAAAGTTATCGCACCTAAACAGTGGTTCGGTAAATCACTTAATCACGATACAAAAGATTTATACTGTGATAATTGGAGAGTATTATGAAAATATCAATTGCAATACCCACTTGTGAATCTAAGGGAAGGGGAAATGAATTTCTAGATGATCTTTTTAGAACTTTGGAAATACAAACATTTAAAGATTTTGAAGTCGTAGTGTCAGATCATAGTAAAGATGATAAATTAATAGATGTCATTGAGGAATTTCAAAATAAATTAAATATACTATATGTTAAAAATGAAAATGATAGGGGTAATGGGCCAGCAAATACTAATAATGCCATAAATCATTGTTCTGGTGAGATAATTAAAGTAATGTTTCAAGATGATTTCTTTTATGATGATGAGGCTTTACAAAAAATATATGATTCTTTTGATGATACTCATCATTGGTTAGTATGTGGATCAAATCACACACAAGATGATGGACATAGTTTTTATTGGGATTTATATCCTAGATGGAATGATAAATTAATAGAGGGAGTCAACACTATTAGTTCACCATCTGTGATGGCAGTAAAGAAAAAAGTTTTTGATCAGATAAAATTTGATGAAAAATTAGTTATGATGATGGATTGTGAGATATACTGCCATATTAAAAACATATTTGGGGATCCAATATATCTTCATGATGTATTAGTTTCTAACAGAGTTCATTCAGAACAAATATCCTTACAATATAGTTCTTCTTCAGATTATTCTAGTAAATTATCAAAGGAAGTTAATTATTGTAAATCAAAACATTTGAGGTAAAATTATGTATAAAGTAATGATTGTCGGTCATGGATTTGTAGGATCTGCCATCGCATCACTTTTCTCAGAGAAAGAGAAAATAATTATAGATCCTAAATTTACTGATAATAAAATATCTGACTATCCTGATACTAAGTTTGATGCTATATTTGTTTCAGTTGACACTCCAAAAGCTGAAGGGTTTAAGTTATTAGATTCTATTTTAAATGAATTAAATCAACACGTAGTAAAAGGAACACCAGTTTGTTGTAAATCAACAGCAACTCCCGATTTTTACTACGATGTATCTCAAAAATATAAAAATATAGGAATAGTCCATAGTCCAGAATATCTTAATAAATCAAATCCAATTAAAATGTTTCAAAGTCAAAAGTTTTTTATAATTGGTGGGGATCAACATTCTGCTATGACAGTAGGACATATATTTAAATCAAGGTTAAATCATGTAAAAAATATTAGATATACAGATATAAGAACAGCTGCAATGGTTAAGTATTCTGAAAATGCTTTTCTTGCTATGAGAGTGACTTTCTTTAATGAGATATACAAAATGCACAAAGCACAAGGATGCGAATCTACATATGAAGAGTTTGCAGAAATGGTTGGTCTAGATGAAAGAATCGGACAATCGCATAGTAAAGTTCCTGGCCCAGATGGTAAGTTTGGTTGGGATAGTCACTGTTTAAACAAAGATTTATATGAATTAGAAACTTTTGGTGGTAGTCCTTTAATTAAATTTATTAGAGAATTAAATGCTGAACATAGGAGTATTGAATCTTGAAAATAGCAGTATTAACTTCTTCTATTGGTAGCACAAAATTATTAGATCCTATCCCTTTTGATGGTGTAGACTATCATGCTTTTGTTGACTATGCCAGTGATGTTAAAGGTTGGATTAAACATCCTACAGTTCCTTTCTCCGTAGATACTAGATACAAGAATCGTAGAGATGCAAAAGTATATAAGATTCTTCCATTTGCTTTTTTACCTGATTACGATTACTATTTTTGGATAGATTCGACACATATTTTAGAAGCAGATCCATGCGAAATTATTAATACTTACTTAAAAGATAGTGACATAGCAGTATTCAAACATCCAGAGAGAGATTGTGTATATATTGAAGGTAATTTTGTAAAACAAATTAGGTTTGATCATCCTAACTTATTGGAAGATCAACTTGCTTTTTATAAGGATGTATGCTATCCTGAACATAATGGTTTGTATGAATTACCAGTAAGAGTTCAAAGAAACACTAAGTTAACTCAACGATTAGGTTGGATGTGGTGGGAACAAATTTGCATGTTTTCATCAAGAGATCAAATCAGTTTTCCTTTTGTTTGCCATCAACTAGGAATCAAACCAACTATACTTCCAGGTATCGCAAATACTATTAGAGGCAATAAACTTATGCCACAATTAATCATGTCAAATCACAGCAGAGTATTATGAATATTTTAGAAGACATCTTTCAAAAATCAAAATCTGCAAGCACAGGATTTTGTTTACATTATCCTTTTTTATATTCTTGTGTGCTTGGATTAGAATCTAAAAATGTTTTTGAGTTTGGTAGTGGATATTCAACTCACGTAATATTAAATGCTTTAGAAGAGACTGGAGGAATATTAACAAGTTGTGACGTAACAGATTATTCCATCAATCCATCAATTACAGAATTTACAAAAAATAGTAATAGATGGAATTTTTATCATGGTAATAGTACAGAAATATTTAATGATATTGAATTAGAACAATATGATTTAATACTTCATGATGGATCACATGTGGGTAAAGAGGTATTAGTTGATTTGAATAATATATACCCATACTTAAAACATGATGGTATCCTAATCACTCATGATACACGACATCATACACTTGGAGATGGAATGAGTAAAGCTGTTGATGATTTTGTAAAAAATAAAAATGTAGAATATGCTACTCTACCTTATGGGTATGGATTAACATTTATTAGAAACAAAGATAATATTAAAAACAAAGTTGAACTGACTTGGAGAAAAAGATGAAGGCACTCTTTTGTGAGCATCCTAGTAAATCATTATCAAGTGGTTACTGTTCTTATTATAGTGAAATATTTTATGCGTTAAAAGAATTCTTTGATATTGAATTTAAAAATTTTGTTCCAAGATTTACAAGTGAATTTGATGGATATGATGTTGTTTTTCTTGGTTTTGGGCATACGGATTGTGGAGAGGGAAAACCTACTTCGTTGATAAGAAACTCTGAAGTAAAATTATTTCCTATATTGAATAAAGAGTACACAGGATTAAAGAATAAACTTGATTGGATAAAAGAAATGCAACCAACTGCTGCTCTAACGGTTCATCATGATATAGAATATTACACAGAGTATACTGGATTTCCTTTTCATAGAATCATGTGGTCGGCAAATCAAAATCAGTTTAAAAACTACGGTGGAGAATATAAACACGATCTTTTTTTCTCTGGTGTAACAAGACCAGAACAAACAGGAAATTTAAGAGAAAGAGTTCTGTCAAATTTATCTAAACTTGATAAGTATAAATTGTTTGTCAATATTAGATCACATAAAAATAATTACTCAGGAACAATATTTTCTGATGATGAATATTCAAAACATTTATCTGCATCTAAAATATGTTTTGTCACAACTGGGCCTGCTGATTTAGTTGGAACTCGTTATTTTGAAGTTATGTCTGGTAATAGAAGTCTTATACTTTGCAATCGAATGGATAGTAAAGTTTATGATAGTGTCCGTCCATATCTTCGTATTGTATTAGATGGATACAATTGTGTCATGTTTTCTGATGAAAATGAATTTTTAGAAAAAGTAAACTATTATCTTGAAAATGAAAATGAAAGAATGAAAATTGTAAATACTGCTTACAGACATTTCATAACCACTCATACTTGGAAGATGAGTGCAAAAAGAATTAGATCAATTATTGAAGAATATATTAAATGAAAAATAAATGTATTTTCTTGATATCAGCAAGATACACTCTTCTGAGACAATGTTTGACTCTTCTAGATTCAAATTATAATCAACATCATAATTATCCAATATTAATTTTTTATCATAACACTCTTAATGACACATATGGTAATGAATATTTTAGAGAAGACATAAGAAGAATCAATAATAATACTGAGATTAGATTTCATAGTATTGATGCAAAGATACCTGATCATATTAAAGAGCAAGATCTGTTTTGGAATCTAAAAAATCCATATGCAAGTAATTTTAGAGGTAGGATAGGATATCTACACGCTAATTATTTTTGGAATAATTTTATGAATTATCCAGAGTTGGGTGAGTTTGATTATCTTATTAGAATAGATGATGATTCTTGGTTCAAAAGTAAATTAGATTTTGATTTTTTTGATGAGTTAGATAATCGAAATGGAATGTTTGGAACTGGATTTACTTGGAATCATTTTAATCCAAATCATTTACAAACTAGACATAATCTTTTTAATTGGATAAAGTATTACGTTGACAAGTATAATATTAATGTAAAGAATGAGCAGCTAAGAGAGAGTTTAAATGGCTCTGTAGATAATGAATTGTTTCATACTTTAAAATGGAACTGTGGAAATTTGAATGTATATAATAGAGAGATGTTTAATACAGATTCTTGGAAGATATACTTAGATGAATTTAACGAATTGGCTGGAGGATATAGATATAGGTGGGGTGATTGTGAAGTGATTGGTCTGTATGCTTATATGCATCTTGACAATCCTTTGATTGATTTTGAATTGAGATCAAAAGGACTTTACGAACCACAAATTCCAAATACTCAGATGGTATTTTCATAATGAATGCTTATTTAACTTATGTCTGTTCTGATAATTTTATACCTGGTGTGGTCGCACTCTATAATAGTGTAAGACTATCTAATTGTAATAATGATTTTATTGTTCTTGTAACTGATGACGTATCTCAAGAATCAAGAGATATTTTAAACAAAAAAAATTTAAAAATTGTAGATGCAGATAAAATATACTACAACGGACAGCATAAAAATAAGATACTTGATCGGTACGGAAAAGTAGATCAATCTTGGAAGATGTTTACTAAGATAAACATATGGAAACAGACAGAATATTCTAAGATAATTTACTTAGATGCTGATACGATTGTATTGGATAATATAGATGAGTTATTTGACACTAATGAGTTAGGAGCCGTAATTGGTGGATCTGTTATGCTAAACTACTCTGGAATTGAAGCAGGTGTTTTAGTTGTCAAACCAGACATTAACACCTATAATAATATCATTAAAGCTTTAGAATCAGATACCTATGATATAAAAATGTCAGATCAATCATTTTTAAATGATTATTTTTCAAAACATGGTATAATAAACCCTATACCAGAAATTTACAATAGAATGTGGAAAAAGAATAGAAATCCTGGTGGATCTTCTATCTTTCATTTTAACGGATCTAAACCTTGGATAGATAAAACATCTATAGATAAAAACACTTTTGATTTGTGGAGTTATTTTTATGAGTATGATAACAATTAATCTTTCATTTTATAATCAGAATGATGTTCTAAGAGAACATATATTGGGGTGGAAATCTTGGTCGAATGATTTAAAGAAAAAATTTTCTTTTTGTATTATTGATGATTGTAGCAAAGAAAAAGCAACTGATGTATTATCGGATATTGATTTAAGTGATTTGAACTTATCAATTTACAGAGTCAAGAAAGATTTAATATGTAATATAGCAGGTGTTCGTAACCTTTCCGCACAAAAATGTAAAACAGAGTGGATGGTAATTTTGGATATGGATACTTTAATATCTGAAGAACTCGCTTACTCTATGATAAATTTATGTGATGCACCATCTGGTAATTGTTTTAAATTTAATCGTAGAGTTCCCAAAAATCCTTATCATGAAAAAAATGGACAGCAACATCCAGCTGTGTGTTTATTAAGGTTAGAAGACTATTGGAATGTTGGTGGATGTGAAGAGGATCTTGTCGGTCATTATGGTCAGACTGATCCTATATTTTGGTATAGAGCACAAGGTAAGTTAAATGTTAACGTAAGAATGGATATGTTTCTTGATTACATTCCAGAGGGTGAGGCAAATATTAATAGAGATACAAGACATAATCATAAATTATTTGAATATAAAAAAAATACTAATAGATGGTCAACAGATTTTGTAAGATTTGATTGGGAGAAAATTTATTAAATGAATATTTTAGTTACTGGTCATAAAGGTTTTATCGGCAGTCATGTCTATAAACATTTACAAGATGAAGGTCATGAAGTTCGTGGATTGGATTTTCCAGATGACGTTCGTGATTTTATTAGATTTCATGCATGTGATTCTATAAGATATGATGTTATTATTCACCTTGCTGCATTTGCTGCACTAAGGGAAAGTTTTGAAAATCCTAATAGATTTTGGGAAAATAATGTAGTAAAATCTAAATCTTTATTTGAGTATTGTGGAAGAAATAATATTAGATTATTATATGCTAGTTCTGCAGGTGCTCATGGTTGGTGGCATAATCCTTACGCAATCACAAAAAAAGTAAATGAAATACAAGCACCACCTAATAGTGTTGGTATGAGATTCTTTAATGTATGGGCTGAAGAAAAAAGTAGAGAAGATATGCTTTACAGAATGTTGCAAGATAACACTGCTAAGTATCTGACCAGACATAGAAGAGATTGGATTCATGTTGATGATATCGTAACAGCAATATGTACTTTAATACCTGATAAATTTAGAGGTGTATTAGATATAGGAACTGGTAAAAATCACTCAGTTTTAGAACTAGCGAAAAAACTTGGAAAGAGTGATCTTCCTATAAAAGAAGATACACCAGGTGAACCTGATTCTTTATGTGCAGACATAACAATACTTAAATCTTTAGGTTGGTCTCCTACTATAGACATTCTTGATTAATATGGATAAAAATAAAGCAGCTTACAAATTAAAAGGAATACCACCAGTTTATTGTATTAACTTAGATGGTGAACCAGAGAGATGGTTTTATATGGAGACTCAATTTAAGTATTGGGAGATTGAGAACTATACACGTATCTCTGCATATGATGGTCGTGAAGATGATCTAAGTGATATATTGAAAGGAAAATACCCAGATAATATGAACTCTGGTGAGGTTGGTTGTGTGACATCTCATCTAAAGGCAATGAAAGAGTTTCTTAAAACAGATGAACCATATGCATTTATTATAGAAGATGATTGTGATTTTGATCCTGTAAGGTATTGGTCTTTCACTTGGAGAGATGTCATGTCAAAGATACCATATGATTTTGATGTATTTCAAACAGCAATTATAAATCCAGGTCAGTTGTTTATTAAGATGCATAAGAGATTTGTTAATGATTTTTCGACTGCATCATATGTTATCACTCGTCATCATGCAGAAAAACTTGTAAGATTGCATTGTCGTGATGATAAGTATAAATTAGACCAAGGATCAAAACCAAGAGCAGTCGCAGATGATTTGATATACAACTCTGGGAATACATATGCAATGCCATTACTCTTGTATAAGATAGAAATGGGATCATCGATACATGGAGATCATGTAGAGGTATTTCATCGTAGCAGTCATAATGGTCTTAGTAACTTTTGGAAAAATGATTCTAACAAAATTGAGAGTTGGGATCCAATATTTGATTATGATCCATATCTAGGAAGACTCCCACCAGAGGATAGCAAATAGTTTGATTTCGTAACACTTGACAAAAATATAAAGAAAGTGTATAATAAATACTGTTACATAGAACGAAGGCC